GTTTTTAAAGGAGGTGATAAATGGGAGAAGCAAGAATACCCTAAAGCTCTATCTAAAGTTAAAACAATATTTGACTGGAAAGAATACCCTGATGACTTTAAAGAAGAATGGCATGGATATATCGATGAAGAGTTTGCTAAACGTCAAGAAGGCTTTTGGTTTTATAATAAAGGTGTTGCTACTTATATCACTGGGACTCATTACATGTACTTGCAGTGGTCCAAAATTGATGTTGGGCAACCAGACTTTCGGGAAGCAAATAGATTATTCTATATATTCTGGGAAGCTTGTAAAGCAGATAAAAGATGTTATGGAATATGCTACCTCAAAAACAGACGGTCTGGTTTTTCATTCATGGCCTCTGGAGAAGCAGTTAACCTTGCCACAATATCTAGTGATGCTAGATACGGTGTCTTATCCAAATCAGGTGCAGATGCTAAAAAAATGTTTACCGACAAAATTGTACCAATTTCCATTAACTACCCTTTCTTTTTCAAACCAATACAAGACGGAATGGACCGTCCAAAAACCGAACTAGCATATAGAGTTCCTGCTAGTAGATTTACAAGAAGAAAGATTGATAGTACTGAAAGGCTAGAAGAGTTAAAAGGCTTAGATACAACTATTGACTGGAAAAATACAGGGGATAACTCTTATGATGGTGAGAAACTTGCTTTACTAGTACATGATGAAGCGGGAAAATGGGAAAAACCAGAGAATATATTAAATAACTGGAGGGTTACAAAAACAACATTAAGATTAGGTAGTAGAATTATAGGTAAGTGTATGATGGGGTCAACCTCTAATGCTTTAGATAAAGGAGGTAGTAATTTTAAAAAATTATACAATGATTCAGACGTTACAAAAAGAAACGCTAATGGCCAGACTCGCTCAGGACTCTATTCTTTGTTCATACCTATGGAATGGAACTACGAAGGATTCATTGATATGCATGGAATACCTGCGTTCAACACTCCGAAGGAAAAGACAGTTGGACCTCATGGGGATCAAATTGACATAGGTGTAATAGAACATTGGCAAAATGAAGCTGATGGTCTTAGAAGTGATCAGGATGCTTTAAATGAATTTTATAGACAGTTTCCAAGAACTGAAGAGCATGCTTTTAGAGATGAAACAAAAAATAGTATATTTAACTTAGTTAAATTATACGAACAAATAGATTATAATGATGACTTAAAGAGTTCCTCTGGAATAACTACAGGGAATTTTCAATGGGTTAACGGTATTAAGGATTCAAAAGTAATATTTTATCCAGATGCTAAAGGAAGATTTAGACTAAGTTGGGTTCCACCAGTACACTTACAGAATAATGTAATTACTAAACATGGTAGAAAACATCCTGGAAACGAACATATGGGAGCTTTTGGCTGTGATAGTTATGATATATCAGGAACAGTTGATGGTAATGGCTCTAAAGGTGCACTTCATGGTTTGACAAAGTTTTCAATGGAAAACTGTCCACCTAATAAGTTCTTTTTAGAGTACGTAGCAAGACCACAAACCGCTGAGATCTTCTTTGAGGACGTTCTAATGGCTTTAATCTTCTACGGAATGCCTATATTAGCTGAGAACAATAAACCTCGTCTATTGTACTATTTACGAAGACGTGGTTACAGAGGATATTCAATGAATAGACCTGATAAAATTTGGAATAAATTATCAGTTGCAGAAAAGGAAGTTGGTGGAATACCAAATTCAAGTGAAGATATAAAACAAGCTCACGCCGCTGCAATTGAAATGTATATACAAGACCATGTGGGTTTAAAACAAGATGGGACATACGGTGATATGTATTTTAATATTACATTGAACGAATGGGCTAGATTTGATATAAATAAAAGAACAGCATTTGATGCCGCTATTAGTTCTGGACTTGCCGTAATGGCATGTAACAGACACTTATATGCTCCAAACGCTCAAGTTGAAAAGCAGAAAATTAATATAAGCATCGCAAGATATACTAACAAAGGTGCATTGTCAAAAATAATAGAATAGCATGGCTGAATCAGTTACAAAAGGTTACTTTCCAAGTCAAATCGTCAGCGATTTAGAGAAGATTAGCCAAGAGTATGGACTTAAGGTTGCTAAAGCTATAGAATCTGAGTGGTTTAGACGTGACTCAGGGACTAATAGATTTTATAGTAATGCCAACGAATTTCATAGATTAAGATTATACTCTAGAGGTGAGCAATCAATACAGAAATATAAAGATGAATTATCAATAAATGGTGATTTATCTTATTTAAATCTAGATTGGAAACCTGTACCAATAATACCTAAGTTCGTTGATATAGTGGTTAACGGTATATCTGAAAGAACTTATGATGTTAAAGCATATTCTCAGGATCCTTTTGGCGTAAGTAAAAGAACAAAATACATGGAATCCTTACTAAGGGACATGCAAACTAAAGAATTAATAGAGTTTGCTGCAGAAAAGTTTGGAGTTAATATGAGGGAGAACTCTAAAGAAGAGCTTCCTGATTCTAAAGAAGAGCTAGATCTTCACATGCAACTTAGTTACAAGCAAGCTGTTGAGATAGCTGAAGAACAAGCTATTAACACTCTGCTGAATGGTAATAGATATGAATTAACTAGAAAAAGAGTAAACTACGATCTAACTACAATAGGTATAGGTTGTGTTAAAAATACATTCACTCAGTCTGAAGGTGTAAAAGTAGAGTATGTTGACCCTGCTAATTTAGTGTATTCCTACACTGAATCCCCTTATTTTGAGGATATATATTATGTTGGTGAAATCAAGAACATACCAATAAACGAATTAAAGAAAGAATTCCCACAACTATCCAACGAGGAGCTGGAGAATTTAACGAAACAAGGTACTAAAAATACAAGTTTATTTAATAGAGGGAGTTCTACAGATGATAATTTAGATAAAAATACAATACAAGTTTTATATTTTAATTATAAGACTTACATGAATGAGGTTTATAAAGTAAAAGAAACAGCAACAGGAGCTACTAAAATCATTATAAAAGATGACCAATTTAACCCTCCTGGTTTAGATGAACAACTTGAAGCTAGATATGGTAAAATGTCTAGATCATTAGAAGTTTTATATGAAGGAGCTTTAGTTCTTGGAACTCAAAATCTTCTTAAGTGGGAACTAGCTAAGAACATGATGAGACCTAAAAGTGATTATACTAAGGTTAAAATGAATTATGGAATTACTGCTCCTAGAATGTATAAGGGTAAAATAGAGTCTTTAGTTAGTAGAATAACTGGTTTTGCTGATATGATCCAACTTACTCATTTAAAGCTACAACAAGTAATGTCTAGAATAGTTCCTGATGGAATATATTTAGATGCTGATGGTTTAGCTGAGATAGATTTAGGTAATGGAACTAATTATAATCCTCAAGAGGCTTTAAATATGTTCTTCCAAACTGGTTCTATTATAGGTAGATCATTTACATCGGAAGGAGATATGAATCCTGGTAAGGTTCCTATACAAGAAATATCTAGTGGTTCGGGTGGGCAGAAAATGCAAACCCTTATTCAAACGTATCAGTATTATCTACAGATGATAAGAGATGCCACTGGTTTAAATGAAGCTAGAGATGGTAGTACACCTGATAAAAATGCTTTAGTTGGGATACAAAAAATGGCAGCGGCTAATTCGAACACAGCAACTAGACACATCTTACAAGCTGGTTTGTTCTTGACTTCTGAAACGGCCGAGTCATTATCTCTTAGAATATCTGATATATTAGAGTATTCTCCAACTAGAGAAGCTTTCATACATGCTATTGGTTCTCACAATGTAGCTACGTTAAGTGAAATAAGTGATTTACATTTATATGACTTTGGTATTTCTATAGAATTAGCTCCAGATGAAGAAGAGAAACAATTATTAGAAAATAATATACAAGTTGCTTTAGCTCAAAAAGGTATCGACTTAGAAGATGCGATTGATCTTAGAGATATTAAAAATATCAAACTAGCTAATCAATTATTAAAAATAAGAAGAAAGAAGAAAGGAGAAAGAGATCAACTGTTACAAGAAAGAAATATCCAAGCACAAGCTCAAGCTAATGGGCAAGCTCAACAAGCTGCTGCTCAAGCGGAAGTTCAAAAGAAACAATCTCTTATTCAAATAGAATCTCAATTAGAGCAGGTTAAAGCTCAAAATGAGTTAAAGAAGTTACAGTTTGAAGTTGCTAGTAAGAAAGAATTAATGCAATTAGAGTTTCAATTAAATATACAATTGAAGCAAATGGAAAATCAAACTGTTAATAATAACGAAAAATACAAAGAAGACAGAAAAGATGAAAGAACTAAAATTCAAGCATCTCAACAGTCTGAATTAATAGATCAAAGAAATAACGCTAATCCACCTAAAAACTTTGAGTCTACAACAAACGATACTATGGGTGGTATAGATCTAGGTTTGTTTAATTAACAAAACCTATTGTTTAATTTTATAATATTATATTATGTCAGAAAAACTAGAAGAGATTGTAGAAGAAGCTACAGTCGATCAACCTACCGAAGAGGTTAAGGTTGAAGAAAAAGTAGCTGAAAAAGCTGCACCAAAAAACGAAGTTGATGAGGATGGTACTATTAAGTTGGATCTTACTAACCTAAATAAGATACCAGAACCAATTCAAGAAACAGAAGAAAAAGTTGAAGAACCTATTGAAGAGGTAAAACCTACTGAAGAAGCTGAACAGCCAGTTGCTGAAGAAGAAACTCCAGTTTTAGAAGAAATTACAAACGAAGAGGTTCAAGAGAAAGCAGTGGAACTAAAAGAAGAAGTTCAAGAAGCTGTTGAAGATTTAAAAGAATCAGGTGTTGAATTACCTGAAAACATAAAAAAAGTTGTAGATTTTATGGAAGAAACTGGAGGTAGTTTAGACGACTACGTAAAGTTAAACCAAGACTACAATAATTTAACTGAAACTCAATTACTGTATGAGTTCTATAAACAAACAAAACCACATTTATCTAAAGACGAAGTTGAGTTTTTAATTGATGATAGTTTTAGTTTTGATGAAGACGAAGATACAGAGAGAGATGTTAAAAGAAAGAAATTAGCGCTTAAAGAGCAAGTTGCCAGCGCTAAGACCCACTTAGACGGGTTAAAGTCTAAATATTATGAAGAAATCAAAGCTGGAAGCAGGTTAGCGCCTGAGCAAAAGAAAGCTGTAGACTTCTTCGATCGTTACAATAAGGAAACAGAGGAAAGCAACAAGGTGTTGAAAGCTCAACAATCTAAGTTTCTTAAAAAGACTGATGAGGTCTTCTCTAATGAATTCAAAGGTTTTGAATACAAAGTTGGAGAGAAGAAATATAGATTTAATGTGAAAGATGCAGATAATGTTAAAAGTAACCAAAGCGACATCAATAATTTTGTCAAGAAGTTTCTTGATAATAAAAATGAGATGAAAGATGCTAAAGGTTATCATAAATCATTATTTACAGCTATGAACCCTGATTTAGTAGCAAACCATTTTTATGAACAAGGCAAAGCTGATGCTATTAAGAATAGTATGGCTAGCGCTAAAAACATAAGTATGGAGCCCAGAAAAGGGCATGAGAATGTTATTAAACAAGGTTTTAACGTAAGAGCACTGCCAAGTGAAAGTTCCAATGATTTCAAAATTAAAATTAGAAATTAACATTAAAAAACAAAAAAAATGGCAATAGCAAGTTCAGGTGCCGCTCTAGCGCACCTTACTCCAAGACCCGTAAAAGATCTATTTGGAGACAATTATTTAAGCATTACCGGGAATGACTTTAACTTTACAAAACAATTCTTACCAGAAGTATATGAAAAAGAAGTAGAAAGATACGGAAACCGTACTATCTCTGGATTTTTGAAAATGGTAGGCGCTGAAATGCCTATGGCTTCTGACGAAGTTGTATGGTCTGAGCAAGGTAGAATTCACGTAGCTTATGACGATGTTGTAGGTACTGATGTTTCTGCTAACTTACTTACTTTTTCTGCTGCTCACTTAATCAACGTTGGTGATACTATTATCGCTAGCAAAGGTGGAGTATCATTAAAATGTTACGTATCTGCTGTACCTAGTACAACAACTATTACTGCACAACCTTATACTGCTGCTGATATCTCTGGTCTTGGCGCTGACGCGGTTGCTGCAATCAAAGTGTTTGTATATGGTTCTGAATACAAGAAAGGATCACAAAATGCTGGTAACACTAAAGATGCTAACTTTACATCTTTTAGTAATAAGCCTATTATCCTAAGAGATAAATATAGCATTAGCGGTTCTGATACTGCTCAAATTGGGTGGGTTGAAGTTTCTACTGAGGCTGGAACTGGAGGTTACCTTTGGTACTTAAAGTCTGAGCACGAAGCAAGACTAAGATTTGAAGATCAATTAGAAATGACTATGATTGAGGCTGAGAAAAAAGCAGGTTCGTCTGCTATCGCAGCTGCAGGAATTTCTGGATCTGAAGGTTTATTTGCTGCAATTACATCAAGAGGTTTAGTGTATAACAACGCTGATTTCGGTGGAGCTGCTGCAGATGATGGTCTAGCTGACTTTGATTTAATTCTTGGTGAATTAGACAAACAAGGAGCAATTGAAGAAAATATGATGTTCTTAGATAGAGGTACTTCTCTAGCTATTGATAACATGTTAGCTTCTCAAAACTCTTATGGTTCAGGTGGTACTTCTTACGGTGTTTTTAGTAACAGCGAAGATATGGCACTTAATTTAGGTTTTTCAGGTTTTAGAAGAGGTTCTTATGACTTCTACAAAACTGACTGGAAATATTTAAATGACTCTACTACAAGAGGATTAGTTGCTGATATCGAAGGTGTAATCGTTCCTGCTGGAACTTCTACAGTTTACGATCAACAATTAGGTAAAAACATCTCAAGACCTTTCTTACACGTTAGATACAGAGCTTCTGAAGCTGACGATAGAAGAATGAAGTCTTGGATTACAGGATCTGTAGGTGGAAATTACACTAGTGACGAAGATGCAATGAACGTTCATTTCTTATCTGAGAGATGTTTATGTGTTCAAGCAGCTAATAACTTTGTGTTATTGAAATCAACTGATGGAGTAATCGGAGATTAAATAAACCCGTAAAGATTATCCCCACGGTAATAGTGGGGGTGATTTTTGCTTTTAACTATTATATTATATTATATCATGAAAAAAAACAAAGAACAAGCTCCTAGTAATTGGGAGATGAAAGACAGGCTTTATGTATTAACATCAGAAGCCAAACCACTAGTTTATACAATTCCTTCTAGGCATACGTCTAGAAAACCATTATTGTATTTCGATGAAAATACTGGTGAACAAAAAGAATTAAGATACGCAACAAATCAAAACTCTCCTTTAGTTGAAGAACAAAAAGGTAATGCCACATTAGGTCATATAATAATGAGAGATGGTTTACTAAGCGTACCTAAACAAAAACAAAATCTACAAAAATTACTTTCGATATATCACCCTGGAAAAGGGAAAATATACAAAGAACATGATGCTGTAGAAATTGCTTCAAATGACTTAGAGTATATGGAGTTAGAAATAGAAGCTTTAATTGCAGCAAAAGGTTTAGATGTTGATATGTCTGAAGCTATTTTAAGAGTAGAAGTTGGGTCTAGTGTCAATAAGATGACGTCTAAGGAGATTAAAAGAGATCTACTTATATTTGCTAGAAGAAACCCAGTTTTATTCCTAGATTTATTACAAGATGACAACGTAGAATTAAGGAACTTTGGTATAAAAGCTGTGGAAGCTGGTAAATTAGCTCTTTCACCAGACCAAAGGAACTTTACTTGGGCAAGCAATGGTAGAAAAATATTAACAGTACCATTTGACGAACACCCATACTCAGCGTTAGCTTCATTCTTCAAAACAGATGAAGGTATAGAGATATACAAAAACATTGAAAAAAGTTTAGACTAACAATTTTATAGGCGAGGGTCTATATATTTAGACCCTTTTCCTATAATAAAACTAAAAAATGAGCGTAAATATAGACACAGTTTATCAAAGAGTATTAAACATTGCTAACAAAGAGCAGAGAGGATATATAACACCTCAAGAATTTAACTTATTTGCTAATCAAGCGCAAATGGATATTTTTGAGCAATATTTTTATGACTTAAATCAGTTTGGTAGATTACCAGGTAATGATACAACTTACTCTGATATGGTTGATATCTTGCAAGAAAAAGTGGATATATTCGAGAAGTTTAGACAAACCGTTACTATGGGATCAGCTGGTGCTGCTACTTTACCATCTAGTTCATATAGACTAGGTGAGGTATATTATGAGGTTTCAACAGGAAAATTTGTTGAAGTTGAAAAACTTGAGCAAAACGAATTACATCATTTTATTAACTCCCCATTAACGTCTCCATCAGCTTCTTTACCAATTTACGTAAAAACTGCAGGAAATGCAATACAAATTTACCCTACAAGTATAACATCAGATGTTACATGTAACTATATAACTAGACCTGCAACAGCTCAATGGGCTTATACAGTGGTATTTGATCAAGCAATGTATAATTCTAACGTTAGTGTTAATTTTGAATTACACGAATCTGAAGAGACAGAGCTTGTTATAAAAATATTAGCATTATCAGGAATCATGCTTAAAGATCCTGGTATGTATCAAACAGCTGCTGCTGAAGATCAAAAATCAATACAACAAGAAAAACAATAATAAATGGGATTATTTCAAGGAACACAACAAGCCTATTACACTACAGCTTCTGATTTTGGTAACTACCAAACAGTAAGCTTAGCAGATATAATAAATAACTTTGAAATAGCTTATATAGGAGAAGGTAAGGTTATACCTAAACAAAAAAGAAGTAATATAGTATTTTTTGCAAAAAGAGCTTTACAAGAACTTAGCTATGACACTCTTAAGTCAGAAAAAGCACAAGAGATAGAGGTTGCTCCTAATTTATTAATGACACTACCACATGATTATGTTAATTATGTAAAAGTTAGTTGGACAGATAATTCTGGTGTAGAAAGATTATTATATCCTGCTAGCAAAACAAGTAATCCAACATCTATAACTCAGGATTCAAGTTATAACTATGTTTTTGATGCTGGTAACAATATTCTTCAAGCTACAGATTCTGATACTTGGACAACCTTTAAAGGTCAATCATCTTCTAGTACAGATAATGGAGCTGATAATGCTTCGGATAATTCTGGGGCTTTTGGTGGGAGATTCGGTATAGAGCCATCATCAGCACAATCTAATGGAGTATTTTTTATTGATCCATTAAAGAATAGAATACATTTTAGTGCTGGCGTTGCTGGTAAAACAGTTACATTGAAATATATATCAGACAGTTTAGCAACAGACGATGAAATGAAAGTTCATAAACTTGCCGAGGAAGCTGTATACAAATATATTGCTCACGCGATTTTATCTTCATCATCTAACATACCAGAATATATGGTCCAAAGATTTAAGAAAGAAAAGTTCGCGGCAGTGAGAAATGCTAAATTAAGATTATCAAATTTAAAAATTGAAGAGCTAACGCAGATAATGCGTGGTAAGTCGAAACAAATAAAACACTAACACATGCCGGAATTAAAACACCACTTTCGTTTAGGGAAAATGAATAAAGACCTAGATGAAAGATTAGTTAACAATGGCGAATACAGAGATGCGTTAAATATCGAGATAGCTAGCTCTGAAGGTTCAGACGTAGGCTCAATACAAAATATATTAGGTAATACTATTGAAAATGTAAATGACTATAATAGTGATACACAAGTTTCTACGTATTGGAATAACTATAATGTTGGGACAGATACAAATTATATAGGTTTAGTTGATGCAAAATGTATCGGGTCTATAAGAGACACTGAAAACGAAAAACTATATTGGTTTGTTACATCTGGAGCTGTTGGTTCTAAAAAAGATTGTATTATAGAGTTCAACCAGACAACTAAAGAGATAAAACCTATACTTGTAGATCAGCAAAATATATTAAACTTTTCTAAAACAAATCTTATAACTGGTATAAATATATTAGAAGGTTTAATGTTTTGGACAGATAACGCTAGTGAACCAAAGAAAATAAACATATCTAAATTTAAGACTGCTACTAATAGTGTTTTCACACATACACAAATAAACGGTGGTAACTTCTTAGAAGAACATATAACATTAATTAAAAAATCCCCTCTCGTTGCTCCAGCAATAGCAATGTCTACATCAAAAAGGGGTGGTATAATTGAAAGCTCTACGAGCTATAATTTTACTAGTGGTGGTGATCCACTACCCACAACAACATCCGCAATTACATTAATATTTAGCCCTGCACCTAATTTTAAGGTTGGAGATTCAATCACTTTAAGTACTAGTGAAGATGATGCTAATTTTGAAGATGAAATAGAGGTTAGAGTTAAAATCATTTCAGTAGTTTCAAATTCTACGTTTACTGTTAAACTACAATCAGTTTCTGATGTGGTTCCTACAGCTATTAAAATATGGAAAGCTAAGTTAGAGCTAGAAGAACCTTTATTTGAATTTAAGTTCCCTAGATTTGCTTATAGATACAAATATGAAGATGGTGAATACTCTTGTTATTCTCCTTTTTCAGAAGTTGCATTCTTACCTGGGGTTTTTGATTATAGTCCTAAAAAAGGATATAATTTAGGTATGAAGAATAATGTTAGAAAATTAACTATATCTGACTTTATACCAAGTGATATTCCTTATGATGTAAAAGAGGTTGACATACTTTACAAAGAATCAAATAGTAATAACGTTTACACTGTAAAAACAGTGGATGTAAATGATGATGAATGGACAGCTGATGCTCTTGTAATAGAATCAGAGATAATATATGCTGCAATTCCATCGAATCAATTATTTAGACCTTGGGACAATGTCCCTTTAAAAGCTAAAGCACAAGAAGTTATTGGTAATAGAATTATATTTGGTAATTATACTCAGAATTATAATTTATCTGATCTAAATAATGAGATTGTAAAACCCAAGTTCGATATCAGTATAGAGCAAGATGGTAGTAAAGCAATAACAAGGAAAGACCCAGAAAAATCAATAAAATCTTTAAGAACATATCAACTAGGTATGGTTTATAAAGATAAGTACGGTAGAGAAACACCTGTATTAACTGACGATTCTGGATCTAAAAAGTTATCTAAAAAATCAGCAGACAATTATAATCAAATAAAAGTAAAACTAACAAACCCAACTCATCCTTCGTGGGCAACACATTTTAAGTTTTTTGTAAAAGAAAGCTCTAATGAATATTATAATCTATCTATGGATAGATGGTACAATGCTGAAGATGATAACGTTTGGTTAAGTTTTCCTTCTAGTGAAAGAAACAAAGTACAGGAAGATAGATTCCTTATTTTAAAAAAGAAACACGATAGTGATATTTTCGTACAAGAAGAAGCTAAATATAAAGTTATAGCTATATCAAACGAAGCACCTGACTTTTTAAAGGAAACTAAAAAAAGTAAAGGTACTATGTTAACAAACTTCTTAACGAGTGGTTTTCCCCAAAAAGATGGTATATTTGTTGATATAGGTGCCACTGAATTTGAGTCAGAGACATTTGGAGTTGGCGAAGGATCTAATCCTGAAATAATATCTAAGAATGATTTATACGTAAGATTTAAAGCTGGTAATTCCAGGTCTAAATACTACGAGGTGGTTAACTTCTCAAAGGTTTCAACCCCAGATAGATATAGAATAACCATAGATGGTTTATTCACTGAAGATGTTAGCTTTGCAGGTAGTTTTGGATCGCCAGCAGCTGAACTATCTATAGAAATTGCTCAGTTAGTTATTGAACGTAAACCAGAATTTACAGGTAGGTTTTTTGTTAAGATACATAAGGATCAAGCATTATCAGACAATATATTATCTAAAAAAGAACAACAGACTACTTATGGTATAGTAGCTAAAGAAAATGTGTTTTTGATTAAAAATCAACCAAACAGTTCTAGTTTTTGGAGGAATGCAAATAAAGGTAATGGAGATATAAAATCAGGTTGGTACATTGATAACAATAATCAAGCAAACAATATTGATCTTGGAGGTGGTTCTTTAGACCCTACTTTAAGTAGAGAAGGTAAAGTACTTGGAGCTGTAAGCTCTGGATATGGAGTAGTGTCTGGTAGTAAAACAATATCTATTTCATATCATTGGTTTGGTTATACCTCAAGAAACGCATGGGAAGGACAATGGGATGCATTTCCATCTGACGCTGAAGATCAACAATATAAAGATATTGTAAACGCTTTACAGAGTGATGGGTCTAAATTTAGATTCACAAATGATCCAGATAAAACCGTATACGAGGTAAAGAAGCATTTAAGAATGCACATTGTAACATATGATAAAGCCGCTAAAAAAATAGGTAAATTTGCTAGTATGAGAGCTATAAGATTTACTTTAGCTTTAGATAAACCTATAAAATGGTCCCCAGAAACGGTTGTTGGAATTGAAAACAAAACAAACGCAACTGGAATTGAATTTTTACAACCATACAACGATAATGCTGAATTCACCACTGATAATCCAGCTATATGGGAAACTGAACCTTTAGAAGATGTAGGATTGGATCTTTACTACGAAGCTAGTAAAGCTTATCCTATAGCTGATCACAATGTTGAAAAAACCTTACCTTGGTATAATTGTTATAGTTTTGGTAACGGAGTCGAATCTAATAGAATAAGAGATGATTTCAATGCTGTCCAGATTGATAAAGGACCTAAGGTTTCTACTATATTAGCTGAACAATATAAACAAGAGGTTAAGAAAACTGGTTTAATATTTTCTGATATATTTAATTCTACAAGCGGTATAAATAGGACTAATCAATTTTTAATAGCTGAAGCTATAACTAAAGATTTAAATCCTTACTATGGTGGAATTCAAAAGTTATATTCAAGAACTAGAGATGGTGACCTTATAACTCTTTGTGAAGATAAAAGTTTAAAGATTTTAGCAGATAAAGATGCTTTATATAATGCGGATGGCAATTCAAATCTTACATCGGTTTCTAGAGTGTTAGGTCAAGCAATACCTTATGTAGGAGAATTTGGGATAAGTAAAAACCCAGAATCATTTGTACAGTATGGATTTAGATCTTACTGGGCGGATAAAAACAGAGGAGTTGTTTTAAGGCTTTCTAACGATGGTTTAGAACCTATATCAAATAAAGGTATGGCAGATTTCTTTAAAGACAATCTAGCTAAAGCTGTTGATATTGTCGGATCTTTTGATGACAACAAAGGAGCTTTAAATATAACTTTAAATAATGAAACAGTTTCATATAAAGAATCAGTTGGAGGTTGGGTAAGTAGAAAATCTTTTATACTTGAAGATGGTTTAAGTTTAAATAATATTTACTATACTTTTAAAGATGGTGATATTTGGAAACATAACAGTAATCCTATAAGAAATAATTTTTATGGATCGCAATATACTTCTAAAGTTAAACTATTAGTAAATGATATGCCTAGCATAGTTAAGTCTTTTAACACTATAAATTACGAAGGTAGTCAAGCTGTGGTATACACTTATGATATAGATGCTGGCGATGGTGAAACAGATTCTCAAACAAAAGTTAATTCTGGGTGGTATGCAAACAGTATTAGAACAGATCTGCAAACTGGTTCTATAAAAGAGTTTGTAAATAAAGAAGGGAAATGGTTTAATTTCATAAAAGGAGATACAACATCTATTTCAAATATAGATACTAAAGAATTTTCAGTTCAAGGAATAGGTAAGCCTTCGGTAGTAGGAGCAATTGTTCAACAGTTTACTATAGTAGTATCAGATACAGGAGATCAAGATTAAAAAATAAACAATGGCAAATAATTATACAGTATCATCACTTGAAACGCCTACAGGGATAATAGAGACTCCAGGAGACAACGTTAGTGCTTCAACGCCAATATATGTACTAACTATAACTCCTGACTTAGGGTATACAGTAACCTACAGTAATTTTGTAGCAAACTCACTACCAAGCGAAATAAGTAGTGTTGTTTTTACTCAAAATGGAGAGATTGTTGTTGCAACTATAAATTTTGCTGCAAGCTTTGTAATGCCTTCGGCAGATGTAAACTTGCAAATAGATATCGATGGATCAGCACAGTTGAAGAACTATACTATAGATGGTACTTTCACTACTACTCAAGAGAATACATCCACAAGTAGTGTTTCTAATGTTGCTTATAGTAATAACGGAAATTATACTACAAAAGAACTTGTATTAACAAAAACCTTTACAGCAAGTACTACTTCTGGTACAGGTTTTAGCGGTTATTATTTTAATGAAAAACCTTATATAAGTGGAGGATTAGATTTGTTTAACGAATCGAATGGTTATAGTGTTGAAACTACAGATGTTTATACAGGTAGCTTATTAACGGCTAAAACATTTAATATATACTATACTTATCCTGCAGAGAATCGTACTGGAGATAATATTCAATTTACAGCTAGAGCTACTAACATATTTACAGAAGATCCAAAAATAACTGGATACGAAATAGTAGATTCAGTACTTAGTAAGTTTGGTGAAACTAGAAAGTTTAGAGTTTACGGTGCTCCCTTTGTTAAATTTAACTTAGTTATAACAGCTTTAAACGCTGATACATATGATTTTAGTACAGGTACTTTTACATCTTCTGCAACTTCAGAATCTGACAAGGTTATGCCAAGTATTGGTTATGAAGATTATAACATAATATTTCCTGGAGGTAGTGGTCCTAGTGGAGAAGTTATTAGTGATAATGTTTTCACTTTAGCTTTATCAGCTGGAACAAATGCAACCTTAACACTTGGAGGAGGCTTACCTTCTTCAGTGATTTTAAACCAATATACTGATAAAAGTATATCGTTCACTGTATCTGATTCAGGAAGCACAGGTTACACTATATCAACAATGACTCCAATATCAGGAGCTGTTGGTGAAACTGATCCGGTGATAGTGTTTAATAACGTATTCACAGTTGCTTATAGCAGTGCTGTAAACATACTAACTCAACCTACAGTATCTAATATAATAACAACAGGTGGTGGTAGAACTGATATCGCGATATCAGATATCGTCTTATCTCAAGGAGTAACTAATACTATAAATGTAACAATACCTGATAGTTATATATACGAATTTGGGGCAAATAATGTCACGCTTGATTTTAATATTGCTAGCTTTTTAAGTGTAGCAGCTAATGTAGCTCCTACAGCAACTGCAGCTTCATTCACAGCAACTAGTAATGTACCTAGAAAAATAATGTTAGGTGGTACAGATCCAGAAGGTGCAACGTTAACTTTTGCTATAGTAAGCCAACCACCAAGTGGAACATTGAGCAATCTTAATGTTAATACTGGCGAAGTGACATATACAGCTAATGTTTCTTATAGTGGATCTGATTCCTTTACTTTTAAAGTAAACGATGGAGCTTTAGACAGTACGGCTGCTACTATAAGTTTAACTGTTTCAGTTGCTAGTACAACATATTATCCTTTTATGACAAAGAAACTTGGGAATCCAACTTTAGCATGTGCTTTTAGTGGAACTCTAGACGAAACTTATTATACAATTTCAGGTACTGGCCCAAGTGATGGTGCTGGAACTAGAATATATAGCGCTCCTGGTGTTATAGACAGTGTTGCAGGTTCATTTGTATATACTAACTTCGACTACGCTAACAAAATATTCGATACAACAGGTGGTTCAACTAGTTCTATTGATTCAAACGGAATTCAAATTTGCTTAATATAACGATATGCCCTCATTAACAATAACATTCGCTAATCCCGTAAATAACTCCCTACAAGTAGGAGATACAATATACTATACTAATAATGGGACTACTCTAGTTGAAATAGGTGAGGTAACATCTCCTCTAACCTCAACACAAATTCAAGCTACAGTGCTTAGTACTTTAGTTTTACCGACTTCTACTAGTTTTATATTGTTTAGTAAAGATAATAAAGCTAATCTTTCTAGTTTAGTTGGATATTTTGCTGAGGTAGAAATGACAAACGACGCAACTGTCGCTGCAGAACTGTATTCAGTTAATATGGAAATAGCTGAAAGCAGTAAATAATGCAAAAAAAGTGTAATAATATAATATATAAACAACAGTAATTATGGCAGGAATACCAGGTGATCCAATATCATCAGTAATTGGTTCTCTAGGAAGTATCGCTGGCGGAATGATAGGTAGTGGTAAAAGAAAAAGAGAACAAAGAGAAGCTCAAATAGAATTTGATAGAAATAAAGCTAGATATGAAGGTTTAGACACGTCTAACCTAGCTACAAATCTTGAAAACACTTACGAAGATTTAACAGTAAACACACAAGCAGCTAATTTTGCAGCCCAAGGTCAACAACAAATATTGGCTAATACTATGGGGGCTATGCAAGGTGCAGCTGGTGGTGGTGGAATTGCTGCTATGGCACAAGCTATGGCTGGTCAACAATCACAAAATATGCAGTTAGCTTCGAACGATATAGCAAAACAAGAAGCTGGTAATCAAGCTGCTCAAGCTAGAATGGCTGGTCAATTACAAACTCAAGAGCTTCAAGGAGCACAGAATTCTAGAAGTGCTGAATTAGATAAAACAGAAACTATGCTTGGAATGTCTCAGCAAAGATTAGGCGCAGCAAACGCAGCTAGAGACGCTGCCACTCAATCTATAATTGGTGGTGTAACTGGTTTAGCAACTACTGGTGCTGAAAGCATAGAAGGGGTTAAAGATTTTGCTAAAAACATATTAAGTTAATTATGGGAAATCAAGTATTAATATCAGGAGCTGCAAAAGCAGCACCAAAATTCTTAGACATAGGAGGAGTTGTAGGGCAAGCCGCTAATAAAGCTGCTGAGTTTTTTATACAACAAAGAGCTGAAGAAGAAGCAGAGATAAGAAGGCAAAAAGGCAAGGTTGAAACCTACTTAAATCAAATGCCAGCAGGTATAGAGCTTTCTAAAATTCCTCCAGCACAACAACCTGGTATAGAAGCTTGGAGTAAGGGTATGAAAATGGAATATGCAGAAGCTGCTAAAGGTATAGCACAGTTTGACGTAGGTTCAGAAGAGTATATAGATGCTATGGGAACTATGACTAGAGTTAAACAAGCTTTTGTAAATTTAGATAATAATTTAGAAACTTTTAAAGCCAATAAAACAGAATATTTAAAAAGTAGCTCTGAAGGAGCATTGTCTTCTGGTAACGACACATCTGAGGGTGGTATGCTAGCAAGTGTGTATACTGATGAAGCTAATATGGGGTTTGATGGAAATGGTAACCTTAGTTTTGTAGGTGGAGATGGTACAGCAACTGGTTTAAACGATATACCTGATTTCTTTAATAAAGATTTTAAATCTGCTGATGCATTAATAAATATGAACAGTAGTATATATAACTCTGGTCAAAAGTTAGATGGACCTACTAGTAACATGTATAGACAAAAGGTTTTAAATATGGTTAAAAAGGGTGGTAGAGAAACTCTACTTTCTTTAGCTACAGATGATTTAATACAACAAGGAGGTTTAGGTATTGTTGATCAAGATTTGTTATACAACCCGGAAAGACACACTGAACTTGAAGCTGCAGTAGTTGAAAACTACATGAACATTTTAACTAACTCTGCTACTACTGGTTACAATAAAAAGCATGCTGCTTCAGTAGCAGCTCAAAAGAAAACTAACGGAGGGAGTGATAATTATAAGTATGGTCAAGCTACTAGAGATGATCTACAGATATACTCTAAGCCTGCTAAAACAACTTATGATGATTTAAGTGCTAAACTTAAAGATCTTGACGATAAGGGTTATAACGATCCAATCGAAGCAAAAATGAGAATCATAAACGATGTTTTAAGTAATGCTAATGGAGAGTTTATACCTTTAGTAATTGATGATGGAGAGATTTTAACTCGTCAAGGTGAATATGACGTTCCTTTAGATATATCAACAGATGATAAAATGATAGACTTTATAGTAAACAACATAGGTGGTAGCATAGGAGAGGATGCCAAAATGGTTTTAAAACAACAATTGAAAGGTAGTGGGGGAAACACTAAAACATCAACTAAAACAAGAGGTGATGCATCTATACTTTAATTATGGCTGGATTTGAACAATTAGTAAGAGATCTTTACGGTAAATACGCACCAGAACAGGATGTTGATAAAAAGCTTGCAGCTATAAGTGGATCTGACTATAGTGTAAATTCTTTTATGGACGATTTTTATAGTAAATATGCTCCTGAGGAGTTAACTGTCGAAAAAAAAGATAGA